GTCTGTTTTTGTCGTTTTCTTTCCAGTTGCGCCGAATTGACAAGACATTATTACTTCCTTTAATCAACGTTACCACGTAAGGCAAAGCTATACCGTCTTCATCTTCAAAGCCAGGCATGTCTAAATCCGCATGGACTTCATATATTACATAACGATCATCGTTTAAGTCGCTAAATCCCGTCTCTTTATCTTTGGCTTTTTGAATATCGTCACGAAGCTGTGTGGGTTCTGGTAAATCACAGTCTAAATAGAACCCTGCTTTTTGTAATTTTAAAATTTCATTTTTTGTTTTGCGCATTACGTGTGTAATTCTGTAACACGTGTCCATATCTGTTGTGCCGTATGGCAAAAGTACGTCTTCTGCTGGAACAAATACAGATGTTTGGCGCCCTAAACCTATATCGTCATAGACTTTTTTGAACGCAGACCCTGTTGCGGGTAGGCTCCACAACATTCTTTCATGCTCAGGTCTAAATTCCGTCATCACTTCTGTCAATTCATAGTTCATGTCATCTTCAACACGAATTGCAGACTCTTTTTTCTCTGTTGTTTCTTTACCAATAATCTTAGTGCGAACGGGACCTTGGGCGGGAAACATCTCGGTGATACTCTCACTTTGGAAACGCACTACGGCTTCTGTGATCATGGGGTGAAAGACACCCGATGCTCCGTTCCAAGGCTCCGTTCTCTCTTCGTACTGAAGACCCATTAGCTTGAGTCCCATTACATAGGCTTTTTCCCAGTCTTTTCTGGAATTTTTATCGTTTTCTATGTCTTCAGACAGATCTGCAGCAAGCGTTGCAAGCTTATTTTCTGGTATTTCTTCTACCAAATTTGCGTAAAAATCTTCATTTTCACCCTTACCTATGCTAATTTCTAGGTCTCCGGCGTGGATATTTACTTCTTCTGGATCAACGACCTCAATTTCTATACCTTGTCCTTCACCATCTGTGGTGTCTGAACTTATGTTTTCACCGTCTGTATATAGTGCTTTATCTATATTAGTCGCCATTTTGTATCCTTTTAGCTGTTTTGCCTTCTAATTTATAACTGTCTATTTGCTCAAAATTTACTTCTGGCATAGCCAGTCTCATCCGAATTCTGTGGAGCCAATAAGATTTTTCTACATACCTGTAACTGTTAGTATCAAAATCAAATTTAACACCTTCTGGTATTTTTAAATCATCTGCCTTTATGTCGTTATAAGATCTATCTTCTAATTCCTCAGAAGTTAAATATGTATCACCCCAATTTTGAATATAGTCAGACTTAAATTGTGGCTTAACTCTCCACACAATTTGCTTTCTATCTCCTTCATCTAAATTTTTAAGCCCTTCGTAGAAATGTTTTGCCAACATTGCTTCGGCTTCTTTGGCTGTATATCCTTCGACCGCATAAGCCAAAGTGTCGTATGAAATTCTAATTATCTGATGATCTCCGGCCGGATCCAAAGCTTTCATAGAAGCGTCTGTAAAAAACTTATTTGCATCATGCTTTGGTAATTCCATGAATGCCGCGGGTTCACCCATGACGCAATAAAATTTTGATTCCATCCATTCTGTCAAACTTCTTGCGCAAGTAGGGCCGCTCCATCCAGAATAAACAACCGGTGCAGCCAGTGTAATTGCGCCCGCACCAATTGCTTGTAAAAAACTTCTACGTTTCATATTTATCCTTTAATAGTATGCGTGTTGTCTGCGCCTGAAGTACACAGGATCTTCTTTCTCATCACTGTCTAGCGGCACAAACCCGCCTCTTCTAAATCTTAACAGTGCCATTGTTGTTGTATCCACAAAGTCGTCATGTTCTCCAACAGGGAACACAGCAATTTCTTCAATCACTTCTCTAGCCCAGCGTGTGTCTGGCGCCCAGACAACCCCTGATGCAAACAAAGTAGATACCGCGTTAAGTCTGACCATCTTGTCATTGCCTCGGCTTGGATTGTCTTCTTCAACAAAAATACCCATAGCCCTAAATTCCTGGATCAGCGGTGCACCTGCAGCTTTCTTTTCAACAATAAACGAATCAGGTTCCCATTGTCTATAGTGTTTAAGCGCCGTTACTTTTAAATCCGGAAACGCCATTCTATCCTTAAATGCATCCAATAAAATGATATGCGGCTTCATCTTATCTTCTTCATTGAAGAATATACCCCATGTTGTACACGCAGAATAGTCGGCGCTTGTTTTTGTTTCGTACGCCGTATCCCAAGTTTGTATTACAAATGTACAGTGTGGTGGGTCTTCTTTATCCCAAATTCTCCAAGACTTCCTAGGCACAATGGCTGATGTATCCATCGTAGGCTGCTGCATGTACTGCGCGTTCCAAAATCTAGGATCAATTGAGGCTTTGGTTGTTTTTAAAACTTCTAGTTTCCACTGCTCGGGCCAAAGTGACTTCTCATCTTCTGTGCCTTCATTTAATATGGCGGGGAGTTCAACCAACTCCCAAGGTAATGAGTCGGGGTTTTTAATCTGATAATCCAAAAGTCTGCCGGTTAAGTCCAGCATCGACCAACGCGTCATGATCACAATAATAGCGCCGCCTGGCATCAAACGCTGTAGCGGTCCCGTCTGAAACCAAGACCATGCAGTATCAAACGCTAGTCGTGAATTCGCCTTAACATCTTGCTCCGAGTGCGGGTCGTCAATGACGAAAAGATCGGCACCCCTCCCAGCCAAAGCGCCGCCCACTCCAGCGGCATAGTACTGTCCACCGGCTGACGTAGACCATTTACCAGCAGCTTTTTGATCGTCTGATATGTTTGTATTAGGGAAAACTTCATGGTACTCTTCCGATTCAATTAAGTTTCTAACTCTGCGTCCAAAATCTTCTGAGAGTCCCGCTGTGTGCGTTCCCATGATGATCTTCTTGTCTGGGAACTTGCCTAAAAAATATGCTGGAAATAAATAAGAACTGAATTCTGACTTGCCCATACGAGGCGCAATGTTGATAATAACTCTGCGCTTTTTGCCCTCAATCACATCTGTAAAGATTCTGGCAAGTTTTTTATGGTGCGGTCCAATCTTAAATCCTGGGTAAACAGCTGTTGCAAATCCAAGCATTGACTGCTCCGCAGCTAACAACCTTGCCCGTCTTTCCCTAATTTCTAAATCTTCAAATAGCTCTAGCTTGTCTTTTAACGACATGTGGGGCAACGCCCGCATAAGAGCTTCAAGCTCTACTTTACTAAGCGTTGTTATGTTCTGTAGATTCATTTTTAGTTTCTAACGTGACCACATCCACAACACCCATAAACCGGTTGAGCTTTTCTTTAATGCGCCCGTCCAGTTCCGCGTCTGAGAGTTCTGCTTTTTTAATCTCAATCTTTTCTGTAAACAGTCCCACTTCCGTTACTTTGCCCAAAAGAGATAGCGCCTTGAGTCTTATATTGGCGCTTGGGTTTTCACATTCTTCTAAAATTTTAGCTACCGTGTAGCCACGAAGCTCTTTAGCACGTTCTACAAACTCCCAGTCATATGCGGTCAGCATACCAACTAAATGTCTTACGGCTTGTGGTGTTTTTACTTCAGCAAGGGCTTGATGAGAAATATCTTGTGGTTGCGCAGACACTATACTGGCAAACGCTTTTCTAGCGTGTTGGGTTTCAAGTTCATTAACTTGTTGTTCGCTGTCTATAGCGCCTAGTGTTTTTAACCAGTCTACTGTGTTTGATTTAGCGTCGACAATAGCTGAGGGTTCCGCTTTTTCAAGGGGAACAAAATCTTGTGAGTATTCACCCACGTCTGGCTCATAATCCATAAGGTGTTCTAACATGCGCGGTCCTTGTAACCTCGATATGGATAGTGTATACTACTTTTAGGTAAATGTGCAACTGTTTGCTCATTTGCTTCTCCTAGAGGTGCAGTGCCTCCTTCGCCCCGGCTTTGACCGGGGCTTTTTTATTTGTAAATGTCTAACGTTTTACTCTGGGTTTTTTATAATTTTTTAAAAAATTGATTTGCGCCTGAGAAACACTGTTCACGCCAAGCATGCCTAGCCGTGCCAAAAGAGGGTTGTGGGGGTAGGGTGGGGTCTTTAGTTCTCGTTTCTGCCTGTTATTGGGTGCTGTGTAATACCTCGGTAGTATAATAGAGGTATCGGTTAGGGATTGGCTCTAGTCGGTATCGGGGACATCTGTCCCCATTCAATCTTTAGGAGAAATCAAATGTCTGTCAAAACAATTAAGTCTGTAGTCGTTGAAGCACTCAATGGTAAATACGTTTATGAACTTGCTATCGTTGATCTCAAGAAAATGCTCAAGGGTAAAGCTCGTGATGTAGTTCGCTCTACTCTACTGCCTATCTTTGCAGAGTGGTATGGTGTTGGGCTTGTTGAGGGTTCAGGTAAGGCAGAGGGCACACTTGTGCTTGATAGTGGTGCAGAGCACTATGAGGGTTGTCGTAAGGCTTTGAGTCGTATGGTGAGCGAGATTGCACCGAGCGAGGTTAAGCCTAAGAAAAGTCTACGCATTGCGAAAGAGGTTCGTGCGAGTGCCCTTGAGTTCTTGGCACAGTTCGATAGTGTTAGCGAGGCTATCGCTGTTCTTAAACAAGTTGCTTAATCATCGGGGACATTTGTCCCTGTTCTTTTCCCGAGCGCAGAGGCGGGGGTGTCTCTGCGCAGTCTTAATCTTTGTCTAAAGGAACTTAATCATGCGTTATCTAACTGAACACTTACTTATCCTTGCTGTGTTCGTCATAGTTGTGTATGCCATCATCGTTTACTTTCAAACCCTTTCTCAATCAATAGGAGCTTAATCATGACTAAACGCCAAATCAAAACAACCAAGCAACTCGTATGGCTCGCAACAGAGGAAGCCAAACGCAATCAACGCAACTGGACACCAGTCTGGTTTTTATTCATCTAAGGAGATACACATGGAACTAAGACACAACAACTTCTACCTTGCCCATGCCAATGGTGCATCAGTACAACAGGGCGAGACAGTCATCTCATTCCGAAACAAACAGTACACAATCACAGGCGGTGCGTCACCACACAAACCCTCTAGTTCAGGCAGAGTCTACGTAGAAGATAGCGAGGGCAACACCTATGAATACTTCCCCCATGTCTTTGATCTTGCTTGGATACAACGGGGAGATTTCTCCCCAAAAGAGATTAAGTAACTATCGAATGTTGCTTAATCACTGTTTGTACGTTAGTCCGTGATTAAGTAAGCGTACTAAACAATTACCAGTCGCCAAGCCCCATGAATACTGGCGTACACTCATTTTGTGCCTTATTACTTATCTATTTAAATCTATTTATATATATGAGAGCATTTCCATATGTGTGCGTATTCTTTTGCCTGTACTTACAAGTAAAGAAACTAAAGTTAAATAGAGCAATTTAAAAATGATAGAATCTATGGCTATAATACGAGTCCGCCCTGTGTTTATGCGGGTTTCCAACTGGCGAAAGTTTAGGCAACTCTCTTAATCACGGACACTACCTGAGACTACAAACCAAAAAGGTGTTTAATCATGCCAAAGACATACCTCAACATGACCCCGAATGAAATTCATAACGCTTTAACCAAGCGTATCCCACAACCCGAGGCACGAGAGTTAAAGAAACAAGAGTTACTTAATCTTAAACACAAACTCAAGTCCGAGAGACTACGCACCATTCAACACAAACGCTTATGGTCTGAGTTACTCAGCCCCCTTGTATACGAACTAGCCAACGCAAGGGTTGGCATCAAACATGAGAGCAAGTACAAGGGAGAGCGAGAGGTAGCGTTTAACGCTTACATTGCGGTGATGGATAAGTTGCTTAATAAGTTCAAGCAGATGCAGTTACTTAGAGATGAGGACAACAACCCTTACACACCTAGCGAACTAGCTAGACAAGCGGACATACAGAACAAGGGTGTGCATTGGACGGATTGGATACCCATGACTAAGCAACTACAAGTGTGTGAACTATTCGAGCAGATACCTCATGCACCCAAGACTAAACGCAAAGTACCCTTTCAGCGTACTCAAAGACCGAACACCAAACAGCGGGAGAGGTTACTCAACCGCACCATAAAAGAACTGGGCAACGCTCAGACAGAGCAACTGATCGAGCCGACCGAGGAAAGAGCCGAGCTTATATCCCAAATGCAAAACGCTATAAAAAGAATAGAGCAACTCAAACCAACGGATGCCGTACCACACACATGGCATGGACTAGAAGACTAAAGCAATAAGGGGGTAACAGTATGCCCAGCAATCATAAACAAAACATCGGGGAGATTTCTCCCCATGTACGCATGGCTTTGGCTAAGCCGTGCGCTATCCGCAAACTAGCCAACAAAGGAGAAATCAAATGACAGAAATAGAACACTTCGTGACATCAATAAGAACTGCGCTCATATGCGTGTGTTTATATGTCGGGGCAGATTCAAGTGGTGTGTATTTACAGCAGATACTTTTGGTATTTGCGGGGTATTTACTCGGCTTGCTGATTCGTGACATTCGTACAGGGTTCAATAAAGGAGAAAGCAAATGATTAAGCAAACACACGCAGAAAGATTAGTAGAACAGTTCCAGTCACAGCGAGACGCACAATCGCAAAGTGCAGACAGACACGACTTAATTACGCTACGCATGAGCTTAGCGAGGTTGGCTCAGGCTTTGTATGTGCAGACTGTTGAGTTGCCTGTGCTTGAGACGCATGGGTACGATGCCATGGTGACACTCGCCAATCAAGACAAAGGTTGGAACATACTTGTTCTTGAATGTATAAGAGCACTACACGATGAGAAGAACGTGTACGCTAAATGAGAATTTGGGGACATATGTCCCCGATCTGTAGCCTATGCAGTTCATAGGCATTTTAAAAACTAGGAGAATCAAATGAAATTTTATGTAACTACTTTACCCTTTTCAAACTACGACACACAAGCAGTCAGACTCTTTGCTGTGTTTGCTGATAGGCGGTA